CAAAAACCAGTGGGTGAAACTGACATGATTGAGCAATCTATTCCGCTCCAAGAAGGAATTGACCGACGCAAGCAAGATATTGATGAGAACGCTTCGTTGGTGAATGGTCAGGTTTTAGTTGATTCCAGTGTGATGAGCAAAGCTGATGCACAAAAACTTCGCTTTGAAGCGCGGGCGGTGGTGTGGGGTAAGGGTGTCGTCTCAGGGATTCGCCGTGAGTTTGGTACTGCCCTACCGCAATTCGTGTATGAAGATATGGTTGATTCACGGTCTGAAATTGACAACATCATGGCTGCGAGTGCGTCATTCCGTGGTGAACGGCAGGGGCAAGAAACCAAAGCTGGTCGTTTGGCCTTGATTGACCAAAGCTACCTTGCCTTAAATGAGCTTGTCCAGGTTGTAGATTATGTGTCTTACGAGATGTTTAACTGGTTTTACCAACTCGCTAAAGTAAATTACACCGAAACCCACTACGCGAAGATTATGGGGCCTGATGCGGCGGTAAAAATGATCGCCCTGACCCAAGACGACTTTGAAGACGGAACCGAAATCCGAATCAACGAAGGAAAAACACTTCCTGAGGATCGTCAATTCAAGTACGAGCAGGCGCAAATGGACGCAGAAAAAGGCTTTTTGTCTCCTGCTGATTACCTTCAAGAAGCGGGCTACCAAAACCCTGCTCAGAAAGCCAAGAACGCCGTGGCGTATAAAATGAACCCACCCGTGGCGGTGGGGATGAGTGAGGAAGAACTAGCAGAATTAGCCCCACAAGAACAAAAAGAGGAAACCCCACCATCACGCAGTATTTCATTTAAAGATTTGCCGATTGATGGGCAGATTCAATTAGCGGCCCAGGCAGGAATCCAACTTGATCCTGAGATCATCGCAGGCGAAGCCCTGAAACAACAGGAAGCGAAGATGGCGGGTAATAGTATGCCTGCTATTCCGTCTGATATAGTATAGACAATCCCGTTTGCTTGGTGTACGGGGGAACAACCAACACTTATACATAATTATGACCTAGCGGTTTGCATCACTCGCAAGAATAAGTTGCAAAATGGCAGTCGAAACATTTATGGACATAGAAGAAACAACTGTAGTCGCAGAACCAACAGACCCAGGAACAATTCCTGAAACTGATCCAGGCGAAAGTCCTGAGGCAATTCCAAACGATGCGCCTATTGAAACCCCTGAACCAGTTTTATACGAAACTCCTGATGGACGAAAGGTAGATGCAGAGACACTACAGCGAGAATGGAAAGAGCACTTTTTGCCTGATTACACTCGCAAATCCCAAGAGCTTGCTGAGCTAAAACGTCCCCCAAAGGAAGAAGTAGTACCAGAATGGTCACAACCAGACTACGTACCAAATTCTTACGCAGAGGTGATTCAAATAGCTAAACAGGAAGCGATTGCGGAATTAGAGCGAGCGCGTCTTGCAGAATTGGAACAACGGGAAGAAATCACAAGCCGAGTTGAAGCACAATTAGCCGAGCTAAAGAAAGATGATCCAAAGCTAGACGAGAACGCCCTATTCCAACACGCGAGTAAGTATGGATTTCGTGATTTGAAACTCGCTCACGACAATTACCGAGTAATGCGTGATGCGATTGCCCAGACCGAAACACGGGTACTCCAAAATGTCCAAAGGCGTGGTGAAGCTCCTGTTGCTCCCCCAACAGGCACACCAATAACGGGCGATGCGGTAGACCCTAATGTTTCCCAACGGTTTGGTTCGGCCCGCGATTTCCTTGCTTCTCTCACAAATTAACCGCTATAAGTAAATTACTATGACGTTTGATGAAGCAGTACGAACCACTACCCGTACCTTTATTGTTCCAAAAGTATACGACCAAGTAACCAAGGGTTCACCAACTTTGATGAAACTCTTGCGAACGGCAAAGTCTTGGAGCACTGGTACAAAGTATGAGTTCCCGATCAAATACCAAGACACAACAAATGGAGGATGGACTGGTATCGCAAACCAACTTGACACTAACCGACAGAATGTACGCGTCACCGCGTCATTTGAGCCGAAGATGGTGTACAAGCCTGTAGTTGCGTCCAGTATTGAAGTGGCCCTCAACGAGGGACAGGAACGAATTGTTGACCTCTTGCAGACTGAGTTTGACTCACAAGCACAGAGTTTGATTGACCTCATGGGACAAGGACTCTTTACTGGTACTGGTACTGGTAATTTGCCTGACTCTCTGATGAACGCAGCAGATGACGGTGGTGCGTTCCCAACCTACGGTGGACTCTCGGCAACGAGTTACCCAACCTGGGCTGGGTATGACCTCCAATCAGCAGGCGCACTTACCCTCGCAAAGATGGCGACGTTCTACGATGCAATCGAAATTGGTACTGCCAAGCCCGATATGATCGTCACTACGAAGGCTCTTTGGAGTGTGTATGAATCATTACTCACCCCAACTGTCCGCGCTGGATACGTCCAAAATGGTTATCCAAAGATGGATGAGTACGGCATGGTTGCAAGTGCAAATGGTCTTAACGGAAACCAAGGCTTTGAGTGTCTCTGGTTCCGTGGCACACCAGTTGTAAAGGATGAGCAAGTCCAGGCTGGGGCAATGTTCGGTTTCAACAGCAACTATTTTGGTTGGAAAGGAATTGATAAGAAGATTCGCGGATTTGAAACCCTTAACTTCAAGCAGAGCAACGATGGTGTACCAAATGGTGTGCCAGGTCGTGTTCCTTCAACAAAAGGATTTTACTTCCGTGACTTTATGATGCCAGTTGATCAGTTTGCAGAAGTTGGCTACGTCATGTACGCAGGAAACTACATCGCAGAACAACGACGATTGGTAGGTGCGATGTACAACCTCAACGCTTAATAAGTTAGACCACTAACGAATTGCCCAATATTTGAAAAACAATAACGGGCTGTAACCAAAATTATATGATTCACATTTCATTCCAAGACGCATTACAAACGACTGCTAACCCAGCTCTCGCGCTTGGTACCCGAGCAGAGACTCCTGATGGACGAGTATGGACATACGTTCAGGCTTCCACTGGTGGTCTTGCAAAGGGTTCGGTAGCGGTTCCTGCCGCTGTTACAGCGGTTGACACAGTGAGTTCTTCAACAGACTCACAGGGTCGGATCGTGTACATCACCAAGTCAGGCGCAAGTTGGACACCAGGTCAGTTTGCAAATGGTTGGGTGGTAGTTGACGATGGTACTGGGGTTGGGCAAGTTGCTCAAATCTACAGTAACACCGCTGACACCCTCCAGTTGTACCCAGCGTACGCACTCACAACGGCGTTGTCGGTAGCGGATAGTGACATCACTATCTCTACACCAAACGTGGTTGTAAAGTCTGCGGTAACATCACTTTTACAGAACGCTACAGGTATTGCTCAGGTTGCTTTCGCGGCAGGAGAATACGGCTACGTTCTCGTCCGAGGTGTTGGTACTGTAATGGCTGGTGCCGCGCTGGTTGTAAGTGAATACTTCTCTACGGGTGATGACACCACAGGACAAGTTATTCCACTTGCCGTTGGTGAAACGCTTGATGACGCGCAGATTCTTGGTCGCGCAATAGTGGCAAACGCCGCTCCTGACCAAGGTGCTCTCGTCTTTGTAAGTATCACCTAAGGATTCCTAAAGTCTCTCTCTTGTAGGGAGGCTTTATGGAGCACTTAGACTCCCCAGGGAACGATTGAAGCCTTGGTAATAAAACTCACTATGAACCCAGATGAACATAAAGTAGTTCGACTCACTAATTGCACGGACTTCGACTTCACTCCTGAGATGGGTGCGCGGTACCACGGGGTACCGTACATGATTCCAGCAGGAAAGTCCTTGCTCATGCCAAAACCAGCCGCTAAATTGCTCGCAAAGCACTTGGCTCGTCAGGTGTACATTAAGAAAGCCCCTGTGTACGGCCCGTCTGAGGTGGATGGCAAGGGATCAGATCGCCCACTGTGGACAGAAGAAAACTGCATGAAGTTGGCTGATTCTTTCTTGTCAGAGGAATACGAGGAGGAAAAGAAACTACCAAAGACCGAAGCCGAAATTGTCAAACAAAAGATTGAGGAATTAAATGAATTACTCCCCGAAACAACCTCAACGGAAACGACACCAGGAAGCTACATGGATAAAGCCCAAGTAATCGCTGAGCTACAAAAGCGCGAAATTAAGTTCGATGCGCGGATGAATAAGACTGCGCTAGAGCGGTTACTAACAGAACCAAAAGCTGAATAAATCATGGAACTCGACACGGAAAAGTTTAAAGCTCTTAAAGAACTATCTGAAATACAGATAGCAATTTCGCAGGCTACCGCTTTGTTTGATGAAATAAAAAACTCAACTGAGGCGTATAAACAACTCCGTGAAAAGGAAACCATAGAGCTTGTACAGAACACCCTACTCGCTAGTAGGGAAGTGATCGCAGAAGCGGAACGAAACCACGATGTTGTCACTTCTCTGGTATACGAAGCTGAAAATATTGTTGCAGATTCACATAAATTATTGGACTACATCAAAGATCAGGTTGAAACCAATCGCACTGTTATTAAACAAACAGAATTGCTCATTAAAGAAAAAACCGAAGCTCTTATACTTCAAAAAAATCAATTAGAAAAAGAGCGGGCGTACTTAGAGGGAGAGCGAAAGAACCTGGGTGTGCGAAAGAAAAAACTCGGCGATCAAGAACAAAAGTTGGCCGCCGATATGGAGATGCTACAGCAAGACATCGCACGGTTGCGTAAGGTATAATTATGCTATATGACAAACGGTGTTTTCCAACGAGATGAAAACCACGTACCAATTACGCAAAATGGTCTGTTGGTTGAAAAAACAATTTCATTAACTGCTAATAATGAAACCGTGGCAGTTCCGTTGTTTACGGTCACGGGGTCAGTGCAGTTTATTGCTCTATATGGAGTAGTACAAGAAACCCTTGGTTCTCATGTTACCGCTGCTTCCTGGCGTGTAAATGACGGGTCAGCCCAGCCATCAATTAGTGCCTTGGCGGGGACAACCTTATCAGGCTTTGTGGCTGGGTCAACACTTGTCCGAAGAGGTATTGCCTCTGTCGCCTTAGTCGCCTCCAACGCGAGTTTAACTGCTTTGATTGACCCCGTAGCCTCCACCACTCCTGGTTCGTTTATGCCATTTATTATCATCGAAAAAAATGGTGGCCCAACCGCGATAGAATTTCGTTATGCAACCACAAACACGCCAACCACAGGATCAATTACTTTTTATGCTGGTTGGGTTCCTCTTACTCCGAACGCTAATGTAACCCCTGTCTGATATGCAATCTACCCGTGATACTAACTTCATACCAGAATCACTAGCTGTCTTGAACACTGATACTGTTCAAGGAGCTAACCTGGTGCCAGTAGTAATTGAAGGAAATAATCTGCGGGTAGACGCTACTGCGACCATTTCTTTTACAATGGAACCTGTTTCACCACAAGACGAAAACTACGTAAACGTACTTTTGTTTGAAGGATATGGAGGCTTACTTTACCCCGCTGTAGCAACTAGTGACGGGGCATTACTCATAGGCACGTAATTATGTCAGGCATATTACCCAGAGATGAAAACCACGTAACCGCAGTCGGATTTGAAAGTTCAACGACACCTGGTTTAATCTTGCCAGGTAAAATCAATCCTGCTACTGGAAGAATCCTGACCAGTATGACTGGTAGTGGGTCTGGTACGGTACAGACTATTGGTGTCACTACCGCCAATGGTTTTTCTGCAACCTCTGACGGTGATCCCGTTGAACCACGACTTACCCTTACAACTACTATTGCAGGTATTTTGTACGGTAACGGAACCGCCATTTCTGCCCTTACAGTTGGTTCTGGTCTTTCATTAGTGGGGACAACGCTTTCCGCTACAGGTGGTGGATCAGGTACCGTCACCTCCGTTGGGCTTACTGTGCCAACGGGATTAACGGTAACGGGATCGCCCGTCACCACCTCAGGAACATTGGCGATTGGTTTAGGCGCGGGATATGTGATTCCACTTAGTTCAACACTAGCTACGTATGTCGTTGGCCCAGCAAGTGCCACAGATAACGCGATTGCTCGGTTTGATGGAACAACTGGTAAGTTGATTCAAAACACCACGATGTTGTTGGATGACTCTGGAAATATTATCCCAGTAGCAGACGGCACTCAAAACATTGGGAAAGCTGGGACATATCTTGCAAGAGTTTTTACTAACGCAGTAAGGGCCGAAGATGGATTGTTATTAGAAAGTGGAGGAGGTGTAGTTGCAACTTTCCAACAAGCCCCCCTAGGAACTACTGTTAATTATCTTGGTGTAAACGGGGCGGCAACAACAGACGGAATAAAGATATATTCTTTTGGCTCAGACACAAATATTGACATAGATATCACACCGAAAGGAACTGGTGTGGTTAATGTCAGCACAGCCGTAACTGTTGCTGATGAAGTATATGGAGCAGGGTGGAATGGATCACTTGAAGTACCTAC